AACAGATGTAATTTTAAGCCAATCATTATCTGTAGTAGACTCCTGATCTATGTTAAATGTTCTTGTACTGCCCGTATGATCTAAGTAAAAGTAACCACCAGCGTATCCATCGCCATCATAGGTTATTGTATTATCACTACCATCTATATCCATATAGTTTGTAGCACCATCGACATCGATACTAGATGTAATACTATTGCCTGAACCTTGTACTATCCAATCTAAATCAAGGTTTGCAGCCAATGCTGTCATCGCATGGTTTAATGTGGCTGTGTTTGTGTTACCTGTAAATTGAACATTCACGTTAGAACCATCTGCCCCTGTAGCGTTTGTTTCATCTGTACTCATGTTAAACGTATTGGTATCACCTATAAAGGAAAAGTAACCTGTGTAGTTATCTGCCCATATATCACCAAGAAATTTATTAGTGTTACCTTTTTGTAAAATATCTAAAGTCATACTTGTACCATCTAAATCTAACGGTGTCATATTAGAAGCACCAGCTGTTGCATCAGCACCACCTATGATATTACCGCTACCGTTAACTTGTTCTATATCTAGATTAGATGTAGCACCTGACTGATCTATAAATATTTCATTGTCTGCACTTAATAAATGCAAAGATAAAATTAACAAACCAAACCCAATTAAAATCGCCTTGAAAAGTTCAAGAACTTGTTTTCCAGTATCCTTGTTCATATCCTTCCTCTATTGTTTGTAAAACAGCTGTCTCGATAGCCATCTGTAAAGCAATATTTATAGACTCATTCTCTACTATACCGCTCTCTATTTCAACTAATTCGGTGTTATTTGCATAAAATCTGAACACATCAGAAGATACAGATGCACTCAATATTGACTTAGTTACTAAGACTTCAATTAAAATTTTACCTGTACTTACTGATACTGTACGCAAAGAAATAGTAACCGAGTCCTGTCTGTATTCTTTTGAAGCACCTATACCTAAGTATCTTGCACCAGCTCCTCCTGATTTCATGTTAGTTTCGTAACCTACAACACCACCCTCCATCAATAGTCCAGCAAACAGTAAAGGTTTTACCTTTTGTTTTTCATCAAAGTTTTCTCTGGTAGTACGTATTATTTGTCTCTCTTTAGTTAAATTATCTAAACCCTTGCGTTCTACTACATCAAACACGTTAGAATGTTTTAAGGCCCTTATAAGATAAGCATCAGGCGCCTGGGTGATTGCAGTGCTAAAACTTGCATATTGACTGTTTGATCTACGTTGACCTGTATCATCTTTAAAAGAGTTTGGATAAACAGCTACAACAGGTTTTTTTATAGGTATAGGAACATCTGATAAATTGGTAAGTAAAGCTCCAACTTCTGCTGATTCAATACTTCGTATTGGTGGTATACCGTTATATAAAGGATCTACAACTAATGCACAACTAGAAAGTAAAAGAACCGAGAGGTACAGTAATTTCTGTTGTATTGCCTTCTTCATCTGTAATTATTAATGTTACTTTATCGTCCTCTACCCTATATTCTATGGTATTGCCTTCCAATTCTAGCACTCCAAAATCAGATGCAGTTTCACCAAACAAACTATCAACCAACTGTCTGCTTAATTGAGCGTATATTCTACTCTCTAAATTACGTATGAACCTAGCTAGAGTAGTGTTATCCGCTTCTCTCTCTAGATCCTCTACATAGGCTTTTATTTCTTCACGTATAGCTTCTTTTCTATTGAACTCTTGGTTTTCTATCGTTAGATAATGACTAGAGGTATTTATACCTGAAAAGCTAGGGTTCTTAAATTTGTGCGTCATTTCATCAGCACTCAAATAACCAACAAATAACGTAATACTAAGGATGCTTAGTATGATAAAAAAATTATCCCACTTATCCATTACATAAAATAAATTGAGTACATCATTCCTGCTAATGTCAAAAATATTACAGACAAAGAACCTCTAATAATTATCTTATCTAAATGTTTGAAATCTTTTTCAAACTCTGCATTTGTATATTCATAGATATATTTGTCTCTTGGCATGGGTTCAAATATTACATTGTCTATTGATACAAGTTGCTCTCTTTGTATTTTTTTTATTTTCTCTTTGTTCATAAACTACATATAACCCATTTCGTGCAGAACATCTGCTATCGCATCTATTTTGTATACAACATACACATAAACCATCACAAAAATTAAAAACATACCTCTTAAATAATATTCTTGAACTAAATCAATCGTATTACTGATTACATTAAATATTTTCTGTCTTTTAGATATTTTCTTTTTTCTAGCCATAACTTAATTATCCTTTTTGTGCCATTTATCTATATGTTTAGTTTCTTCTAAATATGTTTTGGTTCTTTTTTCCCAAAATTCTTTTTCATTAAACTTTGTTTTATTATTTAATTTATCCATTTCGTCTATCCTTTTGTTGTTTAATCGACTCTTCTAATTCCTTCTTGCTTTTTATTTTTTGGTTCTGCTGTTTCATTTCTCCCCTCGTTCTCTCTGATTTCCAAAACAGTATTCACCTTTTGTTTCAACCTTATCATATCTTGATCTAACAATCGTAACTGATCAGTCAAACGAATTATAGTAATTTTCATTTCTTGAACAGACGGATCTATTTTATTGGTTATAGTTTGCCAGACAAAGTAAACAAAATAACCAAGACCTACAACCATAACTACAGAAAAACCAAAGTCTGCTATAAGCTGTGCTATATCCATCAATCTCTTCTAGCGTCTATTTTACCATCTTCCACAAAGTTTTCTGCTCTTGCTATTCTGTCCAAGTCTGGTGGTAGATTTAACGCACTAGAGACACTTACATCTATACGAATCATATCGTTGTTCATTATGGTGGCCCTAGTTATCAGCATCTTGGTTATGCCTTGTATGGTCTTAATTTCATCAACTAGACCGTCCATCATTTGTTTCATAACCATAAATATGAAAAAACCCATAATTAGACCACTAGCTATAGGTAAGCCTACTTCTGCTATGAGGTCAAAAACCTCCACTAACTATCTTCGCCTTTAAAGTTTTTACTAGAATTTGTTGTCCCAGCATATAAACCAAACCAGGCTGCTCCAGCACCTACTACTATAGATATTAAACCTGATTGTTCAAAGCTAGGTGTTTCTAGAGCCATAAACCATATTGTGCATTTATAAAGCAAGATTATATACACAGTAAGAAATATACGAGGAAATATTCTCCAGGAGTCTACAGCTTTTGCTAGATGAATCCATCTTTGATGAGGATTGACATTAACGTCCGATTCTAAATCTCTAATTTTATCTTTTAGGTCAGATATTTCTTTAATCATATCCATGAATTTATTGAGATCCATTTCGACCTCATTACGATCCATGTCTCCGCTAAATCTATTTTGATCGTTCATACAAACTCGACTAATACGATTGCACTTACAATAAAAGGATAAACTGCCCAAAGCATTGTTTCTAGCCTATCAAATTTTTTGGATCCATCTTCCAACCGTCTTTCTATGTTTTCATAACGAATCGTACACTCGCGCTCGTGTGCTTCAATTTTAGCCATTGATTCGTTTATATCAGGCATTATTTTTTTGCTTTTTTAACTCTTATTTCTTCGTAGGCTTCATTGACATCAGGGGTTGATTCATCATCACCTACAAATCTTCCATCTTCATCTCTAGCTCTTACAGTTTTTCTTTCAGTCCCAGTAATAGCGTCAATAATTTTTTTCCAAAAACTCATTTACTTCTCCTTTGCTCTACCTACATTAATAGCACACCAATCTATTAGCTTATAAATTTTGCCTATAATTTCATCGTCTTTTGGTGTTGGTGTTAAGGCACAAATTAAAGAAGCCCCTGATATAACCCAAGGTGCTATTTGTATTATTGTTAAAATTGTATCTATCATGTCATTCTCCTTCTGTTAATGATTCTTTTGGAACATCCCAACAGTTAAGATTAGATGCTATTGTTCTTCTTTCTCCCTCACCTTTGAATGGATATACCATGTGTTGTAACCAAGAAGGAAACACTAATAATTTACCTACGGTTGGCTTTATCACAAAAGACTGAGGTGGTCTTAGTCTTTCTGTATTCATCAATTCGTTTCTCCCGTATTGAAAAGCAATGTAGCCATCGCAATCACCAGACGTATTATATAAGGAGTAGTTCGGTGATCCAGCAGTAGGTTGCTCTAATATTTGTTGGGGTACTTTTGTCCAACCAGTAGTAGAGATACCCATTATGGTTTTTGTCCCATGGTCGTGGATTGGATTATAGTCGCCTTCATAACTATGCACCGACCATGTTTCATCGATAGCTACTGCTTTAGGAGAAGAAAGGCGAGAACCTGTATTATTGTTAAAAAAGTTAATGTAATCAGCACCGAGACTACAGATAAAATCAGAATATTCTTTTACTCTAGGGTCGTCATTATCCATCAATAACTGTTCACCTTGGGATATTTGTCCCACTAAAGTATTAGCTAATGATTTTTTATCTTTGTCTTCTTTATATTCATCTAGGTAATCGTTTAGGTCATTTACCATACTTATAGGCATTTCTGTTTCCATAACGTAAACAGAGGGCATATTATGTACTGTGACTTCTGCCATTAACTAGGTACGTTAAAACTGTTGTCTGGTGTGCTTACTGCTGGTGGGTTAGTTATAACGCTATCTACTTGACTTGCAAATATTTCATCCCACTTTGATACAGGACAGATAGCTACTAAGTCCGCATTACTCCAACTGCCTTTAGCTTTTAAAGTAAAGTTAGTAGTTTCTGCACCTGTAACAGAATCTACATCTTTTTGATTTACAGAAACCTGAAACTCTGAAGTGTAATAAGTAGAATCACCTTCACTATCGTTTTTATAAGTCATAGTTATATCCCATTTATCAACTTTGCTACTGCTATTAACGTATGGGGTACACCTTGTTATTGCTTTTGTTACTGCCATTTTTTACTCCTTAATGTAGTTTCTTTTTAATTTCATTAATCTCTGTTGATAATTCTTGTATGGCTTTTACAAGTATAGTTTCCAAATTAGTTGCTCCTATACGTTGTCTGCCATCTGCTTCATCTTCTTGCCAAAGATCAAAACCATCTTTTATTTCATCATGTGCATCTATAACTGCTTTTACTTCTTGTGCTATAAATCCATGATTAATTTTATCATTCATAGTTCTTGTTTCTGAACCTTGTTTGTATGCATTTAGCTCTGGAGATATATCTTTTTCTTTTTTCCATCTAAAAGTTACTGGTCTTAAATCGTTTATAAAAGGTAAAACCGCCTCTTGGTCTTCTATATCTTCTTTCAATCTTATATCAGAAGGAGCGGTTATTGTGGTAGCACCAAAAGCTATATTAGAATCATTAGTTCCATCACCAAAAGTAAAATTACTATTACCTGAACAAGTTACGTTTTGTCCCATTGTTATTTGATTGCTTCCACTTGCACTTGAAAAACTTGTATCATTACCAATCGCTATGCATTGTGAACCTGTTGTAAGATTGTCTCCTGCATTTTGACCTACTATCACATTATCGTTACCAGTTGTTAAAGGGTCACCAGAGGTGTGTCCAACAGCTGTGTTTCTTACACCTGTAGTAAGACTATCTAGAGATTGTGCGCCTATCGCTGTGTTTTGTATTCCTGTAGTCGTTACTCCCATAGCTGCTTGACCTACCGCTACGTTGTCAGTAGCAGTTGTAGCAGCATCTAGTGCAACATCACCTACCGCAACATTTCTACTGCCTGTAGTGTTTGCTTCTAATGCGTTATAACCCAAAGCGGTGTTTTCAGCACCTGTAGTATTTGTTTGTAGACTAAATGCTCCAATAGCTGTATTTCGATTAGCGGTTGTATTAGCAGTTAATGCGTTATAACCCAAAGCAGTATTATCATCACCAGTAGTGCTTGCATCTAATGATGCTGAACCAACTGATGTATTTCTTGTACCTGTAGTGTTAGCAAATAAAGCTGACCTACCGACTGCTGTGTTATTTGCTCCAGTAGTATTAGAACCCATTGCATCACCACCGACAGCAGTATTGTCATTTGCGGTTGTGTTAGCATCTAACGCTTTTGCACCCACAGCTACGTTATTTGCTCCAGTAGTGTTAGCTCCTAAAGATTCAAAACCTACTGCTGTATTTTCACTAGCTGTAGTATTAGATAGAAGTGCCCTGTAACCAACTGCGGTGTTATCAGAGCCAGTTGTACTAGCTGAGAGTGTATTTTCTCCTAATCCAGTATTTTGTGACCCTGTTGTATTTGAGTGTAAAGCGTTACTACCTATTGCTGTATTAGCTGACCCTGTTGTGTTTGCATCAGCAGCAGCATATCCTACTGCTGTGTTTGCATTTGCGTTGTTTGCAAATAAAGCAGTAAAGCCAACTGCGGTGTTTTGAGTTCCTGTGGTGTTTGTGGCTAAACAACTTTCTCCGACCGCAGTATTCTGTGCCCCAGTCGTGTTGGCACCCAGTGCAGATTTACCAACTGCCGTTCCGCTTGACGCTGTAGTGTTTGCAGATAAAGCTGACTTACCAACCGAAACATTGTTATTCCCCGTACTATTTGCATCGCCTGATAGACTACCTATGAATGTGTTGTTAGTGCCTGTAGTGTTTGCTATACCAGCATCATGTCCTACAAAAGTGTTGTCTGTGCCTTCTGTAACTGCTGTACCAGCTTTGTCACCAATCGCTACGTTATCTGTTCCTGTTGTTAGTGAGTCTAAGGCTGTATCTCCCAAAGCTACGTTACCTGTGCCAGTTGGGTAGTTTCCATCTAGCTTAATTGTTCCGCCATCTGTTTCAAAGTTACCTGCGTTTGTTATGCCGTCTGTTGTAGTCGCTCCATCAACATCTAATCCACCTGTTACAGCTAAATCCCCACCTATTGAGGCATCATCTGTAACTGTTAAATCGTCTTGTACTTTTAAATCTACTGTAGAAAGACTAGCAAAAGCGTCTACTACTGCTGCTCCAGAACCAGCACCATCTAAGTAAACTGCTTTAGTATCGCCAGCAGGTATGGTTATGTTAGCTCCTGTGCCTTGTGAAATTATTATGTTTTGAGAACCAGTTGTGCCATTTTCAATAAACTGCATCCTACTTATAGTGTTAGGTGCAATCGTAATCGTACAGGCTGAGTCTAGTGTGCCTGTATATTTAAGATACATAGCTCTACCAGGGTCAGATGCTCCATCAGCAACTGTAGTCGTATGTGTATCTGCGTTAGTTGTTATACCTTCGGTTCCAAAGCCTAAAGCTTCACCAATCAGTTCCAAATTCGTATTTGTTGAAGTTCCCCAAGTTCCTGACTCATCACCAGTAGCTATTTCTTTAAGTCTTAGATCATTTACATAAGTAGCCATTTATATCTCCGTTCAATTGATTATATTACCTTTCTTCTGCATAGTTAAGCAACATCTTCCCAGTTTGGGGTCTGGCTATCATCTATGGTGCTGTAATTTGGTGTTTGTGTATCTGTAACATCGCTATAATTAGGTGTTTGTGACTCGTCAATTAAACTCCAAACAAAAGGATTTCCTACTTCTCCAGTGGCTGAAACACCAGTTATTGAAACACTTCCAGCGGCATTTATTACCACATTTCCAACTGTTGCAGCTATCTCAATGCCATTTATTGTGAATTTTTCATTATGATGTATGGTTACAGAACCTACAGATGCTGTAGCACCTAGACCAGATACTGGTACATTTGCTTCACCATCTACATCAACAGATACAGAACCTAAACTTGCGACGGCACTAGGAGCTGTTGCTATTGCTTGTCCATTAACACCGACGCCAGAAACTGATCCAGTTGCTGATTGTCCTGTAGGAGTTACGTTTGCTTCTGCATCTATAGATGGTGTGCCTAAAGCACTTGTAGCAGATTGCCCAGATAGTGTGACATTAGCTTCAGCATCTGTTGTTACAGATCCTAAAGAGCTTGTACCTGATTGTCCTGTAGGAGTTACGTTTGCTTCACAATCAAAAGTAAGCGTGCCTACCGCTACAGTACCTGCTTGGCCTGAAACAGTGATATTGTTATCACATTTAAGAGTTACAGTTCCTAAAGCAGATGTAGCTGCGCTTGGAGCTGTAAGAGTAACAGGTATAGGTTCACCCCAAGCACCTTCATCCCAGGTTCCGCGACCCCAGCCTGTAATATTAGCCATAGGCTATTTAGGCGATTCTAATTAAAGCTGTGCTTGCCGCTGCCGCTGGCATAACCACAGTAAAATCTCCAGCTGTAGAAGTTTTATCTCCACCAAAATCTATTGTAGCAACAGATTTATTACTGTCAGATGAGTTATATATCATACAACCTCTAGCAGTTATGGTGGCTGTACCAAACGTCAAATCGGCAAAATCTGTAAAACCAGTTGTACCGCTTGAAGTAGGATCAACTCTAGTAAGGTTTGCACCTCCTGAAGTGTAATTTGTACCTGATGCTTGTCCAGTCGTTGTAAACGCAGTTGTAGTAGCACCTAAAGTTGCTGAACTCGTATATAAAGCAAGTTTAAAAGTATCTCCACCTGAGTTTTTGAAATTATGAACAGCCTCTAGCAGCTCTTTTTTAAAGCTGGTTGTTAATGTTGATGTGATAGCCATATTTATATCCTTTTTACAATTTTAGCTACATCCTCCTCTCCAGCTTTGATTAGCTCTTGAATCAAGGTAGCTTTATAGGATTTTATAGCATTTTTTATATAAATTAAACACACCTGTCTGATTGCCTCTTTATAAGCCCTAGCTTGCTCTTTAATATGTGGTTCGTTGTCATCAGATACGCTAACTATTTTTTCTGTTATACGATCTGCCCAAAACTCAGGTGGGTGTCCACCAAAATTAGAAGTTTGCGCTTCAATAATACCTAAACTGGGTATTGCTCCTGGTGTTATTTCATCTACCATACTTTAGGATCTCCTGCTTTTGATTGTTTGAGATGTGTATCATATCTATCCATCAAAACAGGTTTTTGTTCTCCATTCATTTTACCTTCAATTTGACTTTTGTTGAAAACACGTAATTTGTTTTCTTGATCGTGTACTATAATTTTTGGATCTTTCAAACGATGATAACCATATAATTTATCTTCTACGGGTATTGATGTGTCTAAGAGAGTAGAAGAGTTAGCCACCTCCACTTGCATCCCTGCACCTTGACATTTTGATAACCAAAACTCCACACAACCTCTGCCTGACTCTGCGAAATACAAATTACCAGAATAAGTAAAATCTACTCCAAACATTTTCAAGCACCCTACTTTATTCCACAAAGCAAAAGCTATAGCGTATGCAACTGTATTATTAAGATAGTAACAATTCAAATCTCTGACAATTTCTTCTACTGGATACAGGACTAATCCTTTTGCTCGTTTATCTAATTCACACGTGTATATTGGTCCTTGATGCGTTTTAAGTATTTTTTTCATAGACTCTGTTTGTCCACCTGCATCGTCACTGTCAAAAAAACGACTAGCTGGGTCTAACATAAAGATTCTGTCGTGAAATATGACGTCAGCTACGGCGTTGATTGCCCAGACTTCGTCAAAATGTACTCCGTGTGATTTAGCAAGATTGTAGTCAAACCAACTACGTCCCATACCTACGATAGCTACAGTCTTGCCCTCAAGTTTCTTGATAGGCTTCATATTTACTCCTTTTAACTTACATTAGAACGAAGTGAGTCATAACGATATTCATCTCGTCTTCCTCTAGCTTCTGCTCTATTTTTTAATCTAGCAATTTCTTGTTGGAATCTATTTTCGTAAGTTGCAAGTAAATCTGGTTCACCCTTCATAAAAATATAACCCTCGACTAATGAGCCATAAAGCAAGGCGTCTCTGGCGTTGTTTGAAAGCCAGGTTCCGCTTGTATTTGTAACCAAACTATTTGGTCTATATAAATAATGCAGTTCTACTGAGTAGTCTGCATCTGGTAATGGCGCGACTACGATAGTAGAACCAGAACTTGAAGAAGTGCTATATTCTTTATCAAAGTCAGCGTAGTATTTAGGCAGCCCTCTAAGACTGGTATCAGTTATATCGGGAGTAAACTCCTGCATAAAACTGGGGTGTTTCTTATCCAGAAAATGATAATCGCTTGAACTATCAATTACTGCTAACGAAAAACTCAGAACAAAGTCTGTTGGACAAGTTAAAAAACGGCTACCCGTTGTTAAACTACCTGTCACATTTTTCCTAAAGAAATCTTCTTGTACTAAATTAAATATACGATCTTCAGCGTTTTTAATAAAATCTGGAAGCGTTGTATTGAAAGTGCTTTCATTG